ACGGTACGCCTCGCTTCCCTGCCGCTAAGCCTGTTGGCATTGTTCGCAAAATTGCGAACGCAGTGTCAGGCAAGAAGCCATGATTGCAAATGTGTTCACGTCGGTGAACTTTTGGTCACTCACCAGCGGCATGGTAGTTGTCGCTGGTGGGTGCATCGGCGTGTGGCGCGTAGTACACAATGCACTGTCTCGCTCGGTGGCCGACAACCTCCGAGAGATGCAAGCAGAGCTGAAGCCCAATCACGGATCGTCGCTACGTGATGCCATTGACCGCATTGAACACAGCGTCAATGAAGTAAACATCAAACTCGAACGTCACTTGGGCGCACACGAAGGGCTGTAGTGGTTTACAAGCACCCCATTACCGGCGAGAACATTAGCCTAGGAGAACACCTTTCATGGAAGGCACAGAACGCAATTCGACGTTGGGAGTTTGTCGGAGCCGTGACGTTTGCTACGGCGGTCTGCTGGGTCATTGGTACAGCGGGTGTCCTGCAATGGTGGAACTTCGCAGCGTCGTACATGGCGGTACTGATTGAACTGATTGTTGGTATTGCTATGTACCAGCAAACAAAGGCCGATGCTAAGGTCATTCGTAAGATTCTGGCGATGGAGACACACCAGTTCGCTGAACTCAAAGAACTAATCGAGCGTGTCGAAGAAGATTTGGAGGTCTACCATGACGCAAACAAGGATGAGGTGGGATGAACTCTACAAGCCCGGCAACCTTGTACTTTGTCACTCAGCAGGAATTCTCGGCGCTGCCATTCGGATTGCAGAGCGACGTCTCCAAGACAGCCGGTACGCAGAGTGGAACCACGTTGCGGTGCTGGACCGATTTGTTGACGGAGAGTGGTACATCATTCAAGCCGAGGCCAGCGGAGTAACCGACGACAAGAAGTTGTCATCCGTCGCACCTGGCGGCAACTACCAAATCATTCCGTTGCCCATCGGCGCGGATCGCATGAAGCTCTTGAGGTTTGTGCGAGCGCAGGTAGGCGACAAGTACTCGTGGCTCTCCATCTTCTCTGCTGCTTTCGACATGTGGCTACCGGACGCTATCTGTCTCCGTAGGGGCGACACGTGGATTTGTTCCGGCCTCGCCGCCGCCGGTCTGTGGTTTGCTGGGTACGAACCGTTGATGAAACTTAACGACGTGTACACCTGCACCCCTGCCGAGATTGCACAGGTCTGCACCGATACTCCTAGGTAAGTGCGCTGCATAAAAGTGCAATTACTTTACTAAAGTGCGTTGAGTAAAATAGTAAAGTATGCTAGAATCAGGGGGACCAAGGAGGTCCCGCCTTGTTGCACACCACTACGCATGTTGTGATTCCGGACACTCAGGCTAAGCCGGGTGCGCCTACCGACCATCTGCGCTGGATTGGTCAGTACATTGTAGACCATTTTCGCGACCAGCCAATCAAGATTATTCACCTTGGCGACCACTGGGATATGCCGTCGCTCTCGCTCTACGATAAGGGCAAGAAAGCAATGGAAGGTCGTCGCTACGTCGAGGACATTCAGGCTGGCAACGACGCTTTTGTTGTGTTGAATAAATCTTTGAACGAACTCAACAACACTCGCAGGCGTACCAAGCATGCAGGCTGGTACCCCGAACGCTACATCCTCCGCGGCAACCACGAAGATCGTATCAACCGCGCTGTCAATGCCGACGCTCAGCTCGAAGGTGTCGTGGGTGACTGGCAGTTCAACGACGTAGAACTTGGCTGGAAGCCGACTCCGTTCTTGGACATTCTCTGGCTCGACGGCGTGGCCTACTCGCACTACTTCTACAACCCTATGACCGGCAAGCCGCTTGGAGGCACCGTTGACGCACGACTCCGAACAGTCGGACACTCCTTCACAATGGGACACCAGCAAACCCTGGCGTACAGCCTCCGGTTTGTCGCTGGCAAATCTCAGCATGGTCTTGTCGCAGGCGCGTGTTATCTCCACGATGAGGACTACAAGGGGCCGCAGGGCAACGCCCACTTCCGAGGCATCATCGTCAAGCACGAGGTCGAGGATGGTGCGTATTGTCCTATGTTCATCTCTCTTGATTATCTGTGCCGTCGCTATGAGGGCGTTCGCCTAGCCACGTTTATGAAGAAAAAGTATCCTCTGATTTGATTCGCCCCCGCCGAGCGTGTAGCGTGACCGGCATGAAAAAAGAACAATGGCGAAAGCAAGCAGCATGCCTCGGAGCGAGCATTGACGTGTTCGTTTTTGCGGAGGACAAAAAGTACGACAAGACCAGCAAACTCGGCGCTCTTGAGTACTGTGACCAATGCCCGGTGGTGTGGGATTGCCTGCGATTCGCATACGACAACAACATCCAACACGGCGTCTACGGTGGCCTAACCACCAAGGAACGTCGCAAGTTCCGGTTCCAATTTAGGGTGCTGGATCAGGAAAAGAAAAACAATGCTTGATTCACGTCACACCCATGCTGTACCGTTTACACATCTCACGAAAGGGGAAAAAATGTATCAAGTAGATACGCCAATCATCACCAGTGCGCTTGTAGAAGAGCTGCACTTCGCATCAGCAGTACGGAAACCAACGGCCATGGGTACGCCACTGCGTTACTCGTCATCATTCGGTTGCGCACGTCAGCAGGGTTACGCGGCGTTTGAGATTGACCCAAGCGAGCCAATGGACGAAGCCGGTGCCTGGGCTACTGGGCTTGGCACCATCATCCACGAGAAGTTGCAGGACGCCATCAGCCGCAAGTTCCCACGCGCTCAATTTGAAGTGCCGTCTCGCATTGACGACATTTCCGGATCGTGCGACGCGCTTGTAGACCTGCGTGACATTGACGACATTACTCACGGCATGGACGACCACCAAGGGACGCACATTCTGTACGAACTCAAGACCATGGGTACGTACTCGTTTGACAAGCAGGTCGGCTGGAACCGTATGCGCGGCACCGTGACCGAGGGCGAAGGCCCAGCACTGAAGGCAATCGCTCAGGCTGGCATGAACGCTGTCGGCATCATGGCTGCTGCCCCAAGCATCAACATTGAGTGGCTGGTCATGGGAAGCATCACCTTCGAGGCGCTGTCCAAGAACAAGGCATTGAACGCCAACGTCCACGGTGTCAACCGCTTCCTTGCCGAGTACTGGATTCCCCAGTCTTACTGGCTTCCCATCGCCAACGAGGAAATCGAGCGTATGCGCTCCATTGCCTATGTTGTCGACAACGGCTACTTGCCTGACCGGGTGGCTGTGGGCGACGACGGGCAGACCATCACGCTCAACCCGAACATCAGTAAGTTCTGGCAGTGCGACTACTGCGCGTTCCGTACCATTTGCCAGCAGGACGGCAACGGCCAGGTGCGCATCATTGATTCTGTAGCAACCCAAACCACAAAGGAGCAGTAATGATTACCAGTCCAGAAATCAACGAGCTTGCGGCGGCCCTTGCGGCTGCTCAGGCAGAATTCAGTGCAGTACCCAAGGGATCGGCAAACCCGTTCTTCAAGAGCAAGTATGCCGCCCTGCCCGACGTTGTAGCCCACGCCGCGCCAGTCTTGGCACGTCACGGCCTCGCTGTCACGCAGTCCATCTCGTTCGTCGTAGGCATGGCACAGGGTCAGACCCCCATTGACACGCTCACGACGACGTTGTTGCACAAGTCAGGTCAGTACATCGAGAACGAGATGCTGTTGCACCTCCCCAAGCAGGACCCCCAGGGTCAGGGCAGTGCTGTGACTTACGCACGTCGCTACTCGTACATGGCCATTCTTGGCTTGGTGGCCGACGACGACGACGACGGCAACGCCGCCAGTCGTCCCAAGGCAAAGCCGGAGTCCAACTCTCACGTGCCGTTCCAGAAGAAGGCCGCTGAGGTCACTGACTTGACCAAGCAGTTGCGTGAGAAGTTGGCTGCCAAGTACGGCGAGCCTATCAAGGGCAAGGAAGCGGTCGAGGGCATCCTTGGTAAGCCAATCAACAAGTTATCTGAACTGACCGACGCCGAGATTGCCGGTGTTCTGCTGTCGTTGGGCGAATGAGCCACACTCACAAGTGGCTGATGAACCTGTCGTCTACGCTCCCAGCCCAGGTGTTTTGCATGGGCTGTGGAGCGCAGTTCAGGCCAGAGAACCAGCAGTTGAACTACAACGGAAAGGTGCCAGAGAAGTATGCGAACGTTTGAATGTCCCAAGTGCGCCCTCATTGTCGAGGCTCGCGCTACCGAAGTTGCCCACCGTTGCCCCAAAAACAAGAGCTTGCTTACGCAGTTCATCACGACAAAGACCGCACCATGAGAACTTTCTATTTCTTTGTCGGGGTACTACTGTTTAGCGCAATGCTTATGTACAGGAAGAAGCCATGACACAACTAACCGCAGTGTCGCTGTTCGCCGGGGTCGGAGGGTTTGACCTGGCTATGCAGCGCAACGGTATCAACGTAGTTGCGACCGTAGAAATTGACAAGAACGCCAGAGGCGTATTACAACACCAGTTCCCCGAAGCCACACACTTCGAGGACGTAACGAAAGTGAGTGGAGATGACCTCCGAAGTGCAGGATTCATTCCCAATCGAGGGATTATTACCGGCGGCTTCCCTTGCCAAGACCTCTCGGTCGCAGGCAAACGCGCCGGTCTTGCCGGACAACGCTCCGGCTTATATTGGGAAATTGTACGACTTGTGGATGAACTCTCCCCGAAGTACCTCGTCTTGGAAAACGTACCTGGCCTTCTGTCATCAAACGACGGACGAGACATGGGAATCGTCATCGGGGCGCTTACTGACCGGGGGTACGGTGTCTCGTGGCGTGTGCTTGACGCTCAATACTTCGGAGTCGCCCACCGCCGCCGCCGAGTCTTTATTGTCGGATGTGCTGGAGACAACGGGGCCGCATCTGCGGAAATACTCGCTCTCAGCGAAAGCCTGCGAGGGGATTCTGCGAAGGGCAAGCCGACGAGAAAAGACTTTGCCGCCAATGCTGGAGAAAGCGCTCAAATTAGCGGGGGAAAGACGGCTGGAGCCGTGAAAGCGAGGGACTACAAAGATGCAACGGATCTCGTGGTGGGTCAAGTCACGAAGGGCGCAGAGTGACCAAGATTACGAAACATGGACTGGGGGGGGCGTGTCCCCGACACTGAACGTTATGGATAACACAGGAGACAAGCGAGCGACGGTCATCATCTTTGATACCGGCTCGCATGGAGATGGGATACGCATGAGTGATGAAATAGTGCCGACGATGGGAGCACGCATGGGAACTGGCGGCAATAACACACCTATGGTGTCCTACCCTGCCACCGTTCGACGGCTCACACCAACCGAGTGCGAGCGACTTCAGGGCTTCCCCGACGGCTGGACGGCTCAGCGCATTGACGAGAAGAAGGGACTCATCGAGCAGGCCGACAGCGCCAGGTACAAGCAGATGGGGAACGCAGTTGCGGTTCCAGTTGTGGAGTGGATTTTCAACCGATTAGTAGAACAGGACAAAAATGAGCTTTAGCCTTATCCTAAAAGAAGTACAGGCCGATGACTCAGAGTGTTGGCTCTGGAATCGTTCTGTGCGTTCCGATGGGTACGGCACCTACTACGCCAATGGCAAACAAAACTATGCTCACCGCTTCGCATACGAAACCTTGGTTGGCCCAATACCAAGCGGCTTACACTTGGACCACCTGTGCCGAGTGCGCAACTGCGTCAACCCGAAACACCTAGAGCCGGTGACACAAGAAGAAAACACCAGAAGGGCCGCTGAAGCAAACAAAAGAACTGAATGTCCACATGGGCATAGGTACGATGAAGTAAACACTTACGTGTACAAGGGCTACAAAAAATGTAAAGCCTGCAAATTAGAAGCAACAAAAAAATGGAGAGAAAATGTCAAATTTTAATTTAATTCTTAAAGAGGTTCAAGCACTTCACGATAAAAAGACCAAGGACTACGGGCGCCCCGGCGATCCGTACTACAACATTCGTGGCTCCGAGGACTTTGGTATTCCGTCATGGATTGGTGCAGTGATGCGCGCTAACGACAAAATGAAGCGACTTCAGCTCGCCGCTGCCGGTGGCACCTTGGCTAACGAGGGCGTCGAGGACAGTCTGCTGGACATGATTACCTACCTGACCATTGCGCTCGACGTGTACCGCAAGCACAACTTCAAGCACGTCAGCATGTGCGCCAAGTGTGGCGAGCAGTTCGGTGCCGAGACTGCCGAACACCTGCTCGACATTGAGGACTTGCACGATTGCACGAAGGATGGCATTGCATAATGAAGTGGACTAACTGGCTTTACATTGTCGCCATCACTGGCTGGGTGTACTGGCTCGGCTACTGCATCTGGGAGGCGGCACGATGACGCACATCATGTACTTCATTGGCGGAGTTTCCGCTATTGTCGTTTACCTTGTCGGCTCGTACCACTTCTGGTACAAGAAAGACAACGTTTACGACCCCGCCGAGGCTATGTTTCTTGTTCTCTGCACCACCGTTTGCCTATTGCTGGCAACCATCTGCTGCATCTTTATCTGGCAGGTGACGCAGTGACCCCCGAAGAACGCCAAGCCCTACGAGAGAAGCACACGGCTCACGGTCGCTACGGCAAAGGGACTACC